TTTCGAAGCAAACCCATGGGATGGAGACAGGGATTTTCACCCAGCCATCCGAATCATTCATCAGCGGCCCATCTGAGACGCCGCGCTTCATGACGAAGTGAGAAATCTGGACGTTGAATCCGCTTTCAGTCAGCGTCAGGCCGAGCGGAAAGAATTCCCGGATCGCCGAGATCGTCCGTTTCATCGGCAGCGTCCCGCCTCCGAGCCCCTGGATCACGTCGACCTGCAGAAAGCCGTAGTGCTGGACATCGGAAGTGAACGAGATGCCTGCGACAAGCGCGGGAGCCGGCAAAAACGTTGCCCTGAGCCACTGTGCGGCCTTGGATGGGGCCGGTTTGGTGAAGTGCCGCCCGTCCGCCCCTAGCCCGTTTTGGACCGAAATCGGCAAAACTGGCGATTGCGCTGCGGCAAAAGCTATGGCCTTATCAAGCAACGCCTTTTCGATCGCCGCATTGACGGGTTCAGGCATTGCCGGACAAGCTTTCCGATTTAGAAGTTCATGAACGGCTGCATGCCGCCAGGATTACCTTGGGCGACGAGGAGGCCGAAACGATCGAGGGCAACACGGCGCTGGAGGCTGCGCGCAAGGCGCTGTCGCTGTTCAACGCAGCGATTGCCAAACTGATCAGCCGGCACGAGACTTAGCCTCTGCGACCACGCTAGAGACAATGCTGGGCCACTGAGCTGCGGCTAGACGCGCGAATCCAATAGGCGGCTGATTATATTCCCGCCCCAACGAATCCACTCCCGAAAATCCGAATTCTAATCTCATGGCATACGCCGCTGTCCACCCCATGTAGACGGTCTGCCCGAGCGTGGCGGTGGCGATCACTGCGGAAATCTGGCCGAAGTCAGAGGGAGCGGCGTTCCTGTCCTTGTTGGTTGCCTTGCTATTGATGCTGGGCATGGCCTCAGTCGAGGCCTGGAAGGAAGCGCGCAGAAATCCAGTATCGACAGGGAGCGGAGGATTCCGATTAGCGATCGAGCCAAGTTCCTGAGAAGATGCCTTCCAGATGCGCTCAAGCCTGTCCGCGCTCTCTGTCGCCCAGGCGTCGATCTGTGCAGCAAAATCACTCACTTAATTCCTGCCAATAAGTCGATCTTCGGCTCTCTATAACAGCGGCAGTTGATCACCTCCGCCGCCGGGCCTTCAGGATCACCTGGAAAACGCAAGCGAGCACCAGAGCCAGTAATAAAAGGCTGACCCATACGTCGAACCTGACCATCCATCGGCTGATGCGTCTCTCTGACCCTGCTATCGTGGGCCGTTCGCCAGATGTAGGTGACGGCGGTTTTGTCGACGTTGCCATTGCTCACCGCCTGCTGCATGGCCTGCTCCTGAGCGGAATGCAGTGCGGTAATCGTCTCCTTGCGAGCGATAGTCTCGCCGCGAAGGCGCAGTGCCCGCGTCTTATAGGCGCGCACCATCGGGTCAATTTCCGCCTGCGTCAGAGGGCGGCCTTCACTAGCCGCTCTTGCCACGACGCGATCAAAGCGCTTGTCCCGCAGCTCTCTGGTCAGGGCCTGAGACGGGTCGTCGCTCGCCAGCTCTGCGGCGTAATTCCTTACCCATTCCTCTTGCGAGGACGTCAGGCCGATCACGCCGCCTTCGCGATTTCCGGTCGCTTTATTGAGACGACCAACAAGATCCAGCGCAGTCGTGCGCGGATTAGACCCCTCAGCCAAACCGGCCGCGAGGAAATTGCGAACCGCAGTCCTCTGGTCGTCCACGATCTCTCGGATCAGGTTGCCGGAGTAATCACGAATCCAGGATTCGGCCTCCGGATTGCGAACCGAGAACTGGAAGACTGAGCGAAAGCCGTCAGCATCCTTGACCACAGGGACAAGCGCCGCGGTCGCCTCTCCGCCAGCCTCGTATGCCGCAGTCAGCGACTTGTCGAACGGGCGGAATGCGACGGGATCGATCCCTACAGCCCGGAGCGCCCCATCAACATCGCCGTTCTCCAGCATCCGGATAATCTGGTCGATGTGGGCGGCATCTCTCAGATTGTAGATGCTGTCGAGAAACGCCCGCTGGAGCCTAGGCTCCCATTGGTCGATCAGCCCGGACCACGAATTCGGCTTCGCCACGTCACGTCACCACCCAGCATTGCCATGTGGCCTTGGCCGGGTCTGACGTCACAGCCTTCTTTCGGTCTGGGATCACACCACTAATCCCGCGCGAGGCGATTGCTATGCGGTCCAGCGGTTCCGGCTGCACAGCCAGAGAATTTGTCAGAATCAGGACCGCGATCTCAGTTTGGCCTTCCAGGTTCTGCGTGCCTTTGACGTTTTCGACCGGGATGGCCTTGCAGGCATAGACAGTCGGCGAAGCAACAGCGGGATCGTAAGCCTCGCCACTGTTTGCGCCATCCCGCGTCAACGTCGCGTCCAGAAACAGACTCTTCATCCCCGTATAGATCAGGGATGCTATCTTGCCCTCCAGCGGACTAGCCACGCGTGGCATATCCCGAGAAGCTGGCAACAGCCGACGACAGGATCGGCGCAAGAATGCCGTCAACCAGCTGGAATGTCGTTGTCGCTATGGCGTTGTCGGCATATTCGATCTCGACCGATCCGGCCTTCAGCATCTTGATCTGACCGCCTCGCTCAAGGTCGGGAATGAAGCTACCGGGAGACGACAGCTCGCGAATGGCGATCTCGCAGACGGCGTTCTTCAGTTCAACCGGGACTTCATTCCCAGCGATCGGATTCCATTCATTGTCGTATGCGGCGGTGCGCGGCCACTCCATGCTCTGGGCGCGACCATTGGTGCGATAGCCCGGATACCGGCCGCGATATCTGGCATCGACGGCAGCCGAGGCGCGGATCAGAGCGGCTTCAGCGTCGCCATCGGCAAGCTCCGTTGCCCGGTCATCGGCATACGTATCGAGCTCGTCTTCCGAGACGTAGCTATTGGCGCCAGAGGGCGCGCTGCCGTCTTCTACGACGATAGTCATTTAGGCGTGACCGCTCATGTTGATCGACCAGGAGGTGATCTTGACGTCCTGACCGGCCGAGACCGAGGCGTTGTCAACGGTCATGTCTCCGCCGCCGCCGGTTGCCGTGATCGATCCCTGCATGTGGCAGGTCGTTCCATCGGATGCATACACCCGGTAATGGCCCAGAGTGCCAGCGTTATCGGCACTGGTGTCTTCCAACGGCGTGTTGCTGAACGATTTGGAGCCAGACGACGCAGCCGCCATCCAGTCGGAAGCAAGGCTGATGGTCGCAACAACCGTTCCAGTATCGGCCGCCGCGCAGTTTGCCGGCTGCGCGCCGGTCCGCAGCTTGATGACGGCTGACGTACCGACCGTGGTTTCGATTTGATCCAACATAGCGTTTCTCACGCTAACCGAGAGCTGGATTGTCATGTCTCTTTCACCTTGAGTTTAACAGTCCAATCCCACTGGCGACCGCCCGCAGTTGTGACGTGATTGGTCAGGGAATACGTGACGTTTAGCGTTCCGCCGGACACCCAGATCGTCGTGCTCGTCGTGTCGTGGTCGTCACTGTCCTGGTTCAGTCCGGAAGGAGTGATCGCCCATGTGGAGGCGCCAATCGTGTCGGTCCCGAGCCTTGCCGACCAGTCAAGTCCGTAATCCTCGACCGCATCGGGATCATGCGGGTCGTCAAATGTCTTCGCCGCCATGTCCTAGAGATCCTATGCAGCAACGTCGAGGTCGCGAGTGTCGGCAGGAACAGCCAGGACGCGGCGCGTGGCTGGTACGGAAAGAACCCTTACGGCGTTCGGCACATCAAGAACTCTGTCGGTGGCGGGCACCGCAAGAATTCTGGACGGTGGCGTGACCACATGAATGGTCTTCGCTTTTGCAGACTGTCCAATGGACAGGGCCTGCGACGCAAACAGTTGGACAACGACCGCGCCGGAACTGGCTTGGCCGAGAGTCAGGCTCTGGTCCGCGGTGACGACCGCCGGACTGGTCGCGACCGCCGTCTGTCCAATCGAAATGGATTGGTCCGCAGCACCATGAACATCTTCAGTTCCGACCGCGGATTGTCCGATGGACAACGCCTGATTTGCGTCCCCCTGAATGGCAACGGTTGCCGTAGAAGACTGGCCAATGCCAAGCGACTGGGCGGCTGAACCCTGAACAGGCACCGCACCACTAGCGGTCTGCGCAACTCCAAGCGATTGCACCGCAGACATAGAGGCCGGCGCCAATACGACCGCAGTCGCGCCAGCGCCTAGCCGGCGCCTCCTGAGCAGTCTTGCCTGCTCGGCTCGTTCCTCGAAAAAAGCCGCATAACGGCCATACGGGTCGAAGACAAGGCCGCTCTTCGGCGGCCCCTTCCCGTTATTTCCGTTCTTGCCCTGCCCCTTGCCGTTACCGTTGTTGCCCGGTGGCGGAACATAGGCGGTTGGAAGAGACTGGACATCGCCGACGCCGGCAATGCCTTGCGTGAGACTGCCGGCAGCAAGATCGGTGACATCCGTCGAAAACCCGGATCGCGTCCCCGATAGAACCTGCGTGCTCATGTCACCTTGATCTGCGGGTTAACCCAGACGGTTGTCGATGCCTTGCCCAGCATCACCCGCCCGCGAACACGGCCGGCCTTTTGGGGCGTAAACGATATTTGCAGCTTCTGGTAAACTGGCGTGCTCGGTGGGCTATTCCAGGTCAGTGAGGATGACGTCAGAGCGGCGGAAGCAGTCAGGACGTTCGCGTTGCTCTCGAGAAAGCTGGTGACCGTTGAGCCAGAGGTGCCTTGATATTCAAGCTGAAGCTTGATGTCTGTTGTGTTGAGACTGGACGAAGAAACCAATTCAACCGTCGCCGTAAGAGCTGAACCAACCGACGAGTTTTGAACATCCATCCAAAAGCTCTCGATCGGACCCGCCGTAAGCTCGCTGGTGGGGCTTCCGTTGGTCACCATCTTTCGGCTATATCCGCCGATATCGTCAGCGGCACCGCTCGCCAAGTAGGTCGAGCGATCGGTCGTCACGGTGCCATGGGGCGTATACCGCTCGGAAAAGAAGTTCGTTCCATCAAAGCAATTGACCAACTCGATCTCGTCAAACGAGATCAGGCTGGTGCCATCGCTCGGCGTCTGGTAGCGCGTGACGCTCGAGTTGATCTTGCAGCTGTCGAGCAGAATCTGGTGGGCATCCGATGCGAAAGAAGCCCCGAGCAGCGTGCCAGTGAGATAACTCAGATCGACGCCGCGGATCTTGGCGTTCATCATGCCGCCGGCATTACTGTTGTTGAACAGTTTGGTCGGCTGCGCTGTCGATCCTGAAAATGCCGATGGCGTGTTGATCCAGGTGAAGTCCATGGCGTTGGACGCCTTGAACGAAAACCCGGTATTCGCAGTCTGAACGGTGGTATTGTCGAAAACGATCTTGCACGGCCCCTGCGAGTTGTCGAACCCACCAGCGCCGCTGAAGATGAACTTGCAGTTCTTGAAGTACTGGGTCTTGTCACCACCACCATTGTTGAGGCTGATGGTGTTGCCGCCAGACGACGTAAAATAGACGCCATCCCAGTACGTCATCGTGTGAGAGTCGAAGAAGACGCCGCCAGAACACGAAATCGCGGCACCGGCCAGCAGGTCAGCAGCGACCGGAGGTACCGAACCCGCCTTGTTGACGGATATTACCTTGATGGTGCTGAACGAATTGGTAGCATTCAGCTGATAGTTGCCGTTTCCGGAGATCGTCTCGGAGTGGTCGCTAGATACGAAGACTCTGTCGCCGACATTAGGCTTCTTGCCGGATGAGTTTTGCGAGAACGAAACCATGTTCCCGACGGCCGCCGACCATCCGTAGGTCGATTGACCGGAAACGTTCGTAAAGGTGGCAGTACCGGTCGAGGTCGTGCCGTTGTCGCTGTTCGACCATGCGGGCTCGGTGCCGCCGGATGTTCCGGCCGTTGTGCAGCGCTGCACATATTGCGCCGTCTGCGCGGGCGAAGTCGGGCGGATGAAGTCGCCGACCGAATAGGCGTGGCTCGTCTGGAACGTAGCAACCGCCGCATATGCAACAGATGAGACGTACCAATCGGCCATATTAGCCGATCTCTTCCACTTCGACGCCGCCGCTCAGATGCACAGTGCCGGACGGCGCACCCAGAAGCTCGAACACATAGCTCGCTGTCGGAATGACGGTGGGCGGCTCATCGTGGATGTCGTCAAAGCCGTTATAGACGTGGCAGCCAGTCGCGTAGATCACGACCGCAGTGCCGTTCGTGGTCGCCTGCGTCGTGCTGTTTGCCAGCGCTGTAAATGATGCCGCAGCATCACCCTGATCGTGCTTGACCGGCGTCGGCGTCGAACCACCAGATCCATCTGTCACAGTCGCGGGCAGAATGCGCTCGCGCAGACGCAGCATCTGGCCAGTCGGGATGGATGTGTCGGTCGCATTCACCCAGCGTCGCAGGATGCGAAGCACCTTGTTCGAAGCGCCCTTGACCTGCACCAAATCCTGGGCCGCAGAGACCGAGACATTCTCGAACGAGA